AGTTTGCATTCGTACCAAGAAACATCCAAGACACATTCTTTGCTTCTGTGTTCCCAACAATCACGTCTGGTCAATCTTCTAAACTGATAATCACATCCACTCCTAACGGGATGAACCTATTCTATAAAATATGGATGGATTCTGTCAACGGCAACAATGATTATGCCCGAGTAGATGTCCATTGGTCAGATGTTCCTGGCAGAGATCAGGAATGGAAAGAACTGATGATCAGGAGCACATCTGTAGATCAGTTCCGTCAGGAGTTTGAGTGTGAGTTCCTGGGTTCAACCAACACCCTGATCCATCCCAACATATTGTCCAAGTTAGTATTCAATACACCGTTCAGAGAACAGCACGGTGTAAAGATATACAAAGAACCTGTCAAAGATCATGTGTATTCTATGACTGTGGATGTTTCAGAAGGACTGGGCCTGGACAGTTCTTCTTTTGTTATTGTTGATTGTAGCACGATCCCCTACGAGCTAGTGGCAACATATAAAGATGCCAACATATCACAGCTGTTATTTCCTACATTGCTTGATAGCATAGCCAAATACTATAACGAAGCTTCGGTATTAGTCGAAGTCAATATAGGTTCTCAGGTTGTCAATATCCTGCATCAAGATCTCGAGTATGAGAATATAGTGATGACCAAGATGAGCGGGCGTAAAGGCACGGTTATTGGTGCTGCTGGCAACCAGAACAGGTTGGGCATCAAGACGACCAAGGTCACAAAACGGATAGGATGCTCCAATCTCAAGTCCATCATCGAAAGTGACAAGATATTATTGAATGATTATGATGTGATCAATGAGCTGTCTACTTATGTCGTGGACGGAACATCATATAATGCAGAAGACGGCTATCATGACGATCTTGTGATGTGTCTGGTATTATTTGCCTGGATGGTCAACCAGAATTACTTCAAAGATGTGTCAAATACAGACATAAGAAAACGCATCGTGGAAGAAGTAGAAGATGATTTTACACCGTTTGGGATCATAGATGACGGACGGGAAGAGACAGGAGAACGGATCCTCTCTGACAGTGAATTTGAGAAATTTCTTCTAAATTGAAATTTTATAAATAAACATACAAGATATTGATTGTTTATATTATAAAAGGAGAAACAAATGGCATTTCAAATAAGTCCTGGTGTTAACGTATCAGAAATTGACTTAACAACTATTGTTCCTGCAGTATCTTCTACAGAAGGTGCTTTTGCAGGAGTTTTTAGTTGGGGTCCTGTAGAAGAAAGGGTTCTTATCTCTTCTGAGGATGAATTGGTTAATCAGTACGGCAAGCCAACAGCAAATAATTTCGAAACATTCCTTACTGCTGCTAACTTTCTAGCATATGGTAATCAGCTTTATATTTCTAGAGCAGATGCGGGCAGCAATTCAGCAGTAGCAAATACCGGAACAGTAGATAACGTCAAGATTAAAAATCTATCAGATTTTGAATCTCAATATAATACCCTGGCAGGATTAGCAAATACTGCATTTGCAGCAAAATATCCCGGCGCCTTGGGTAATTCACTTAAGATTTCAGTATGCCCTACCCCAAATGCGTTTTCACAAATCCTGTATGGATATAATGGAACAGTCACTGCGATCACTGCTTTGGCTGCAAACGGAACTGGCCAGTTCACGCTGTCTGTAGGTTCAAGCGTAGCAAACCTTTCTTTTGGAGTTGTAGGAACTTTAGCGGAAAATGTTGTCCACTCTGCCGGTGCTTTGGCTATTGATTTTAAAGAAAGACTATCCATAGGAGATGTTCTTTTAGTAGGAAATTCTGTTACTGGAACTCAATATCTCAAGATTGCTAGCATCGGTGCTACTACTAATGCAGCTACTACAAATGCCACAAGCACTAGCAGCAACACATTCTTTGATGTGACATTTGATGGAACATATGGGCAGAGATCAGATATCAGCATAACCAGCGCTATTAATGATGCTGACGGCGTAGGATTAGTTGTTAGAAATTGGGAATATTTCAATTCTGTAGATAAAGCCCCTGGCGTATCAAATTTTGTTGCAAATAGAACATCTAATACATCAATCAGAGATGAAGTTCATATCGTTGTTGCAGACGAAGATGGTGCAATCAGCGGCATTCCAGGTCAGATCCTTGAAGTTTGGCCCAACCTTTCTAGAGCAACGGATGCTAAGGGTGAGCAAGGCGGATCGATATACTATCGTGATGTTCTAAATCAAAGCTCAGAATATGTATGGTCAACCACAGATTACATCGGCGGTTCAGGTGCCACTAGCGATTCTTTTGCTGCTCCAACAATCACCACAAACAAGACGCTCTCTTTTGTAAGTGGCGGTGCCGGTTCAAGTGAGACTGATATCTCAGTTGCCAACCTAGCATTGGCATATGATAAGTTTAAATCCGCAGAAGATATTGATATTTCATTGATACTTGGCGGTAAAGGAAGAGGCGGAAACGGCGAGCAACTGGCAAACTATATCATCGATAACATCTGTGAATACAGAAGAGATTGCGTGGCTTTCATCTCTCCTGATCAGGCAGATACTGTCAATGTACCAGGCCGTGAGCTTCAGAACGTAATTGATTTTAGAAACCTTCTGAGATCAACATCATATGCTGTCCTTGATTCTGGTTATAAGTATCAATACGACAAGTATAATGACGTATATCGTTATGTACCGTTGAATGGCGATACTGCTGGTCTGTGTGTGAGAACAGATACTACTCGTGATCCTTGGTTCTCACCAGCAGGATTTAACAGAGGCCAGATCAAGAATGTAGTTAAATTGGCATTCAATCCAGACAAAGCAGATCGTGACCAGCTTTATAAGAACGGGATCAACCCAGTAGTTAACTTCCCAGGTCAGGGTGTCGTATTGTACGGAGATAAGACTCTGCTTGCCAAACCATCGGCATTCGACAGGATCAATGTTCGCAGATTGTTCATTGTCCTTGAGAAGGCGATTGCCACTGCTTCTAAGTTCACATTGTTCGAGTTCAATGATGAATTTACAAGAGCTTCATTCCGTAACCTAGTCGAACCTTTCTTAAGAGATGTACAGGGTCGCAGAGGTATCTTTGACTTCAGAGTTGTATGTGATGACACAAACAATACTCCAGAAGTGATTGATCGTAATGAGTTCAGAGGTGATATCTACATCAAGCCTGCTCGTTCTATTAACTTTATCCAGCTGAACTTCGTGGCTGTGCGCACTGGCGTAGAATTCGAAGAAATTGTTGGTAGATTTTAAGGGGGAGGGTTAGAACAATGGCTTTCAATATTAACGATATCAGAGCTCAGCTTACCTTCGGTGGTGCTAGGCCTTCTTTATTCCAAGTAATCATCAGCAATCCCATCAATCCGGTGGCTGATTTTAAGTTACCATTTCTGTGTAAGACAGCTCAACTACCGAGTTCTGAATTGGGATTGATTGAAGTACCTTACTTTGGAAGAAAACTCAAGCAGGCAGGTGATCGTGTGTTTGCTCCATGGACAGTAACTATCATCAATGATGAAGACTTTTTAGTAAGAAATTCCATGGAAAATTGGAATAACTATATCAATCTTTATCAGACAAATACAACTGCTCTTGGATCTGGCGCACCAGGTCTTTATAAGTCACAAGCAACAGTCACTCAGTTCGGCAAGGCTGGAGAGATCCTAAGAACATATCAGTTCAACGGGATCTTCCCACAAATAATCGCTCCGATTGATCTTGCTTGGGCAGACACAGACGTGATCGAAGAATTCCAAGTACAATTCCAGTATGATACATTTGAAGTCTTGAATGGTACTACTGGAAATGCCGGTGGTTCGTAAAAATTAAGTATTGAGAGCCGTTATAAATATAACATGTAGCGGCTCTCTTTCTTAAGGAAAAACATTATTATGCAGTTATTTGGATTTAGTATCACCCGAAAAAATGAAGAATCTGTCGAATCTTTTGCCCCAGAGGTAAAAGATGATGGCGCCATGGTCGTTGCTGCGGGTGGTGCATATGGCACCTATATCGACCTTGACGGCACAGCAAGGACAGAGGCAGAGCTAGTCTCAAAATACAGAGAAATCTCCCTACAACCTGAACTAGAGATGGCGATTGATGATATCGTCAATGAAGCTATCGATACCGATGCTGATAACATCGTGGAGATCAATCTGGATAAAGTCAACTATTCGGATCCCGTAAAAGACAAGATCCGCGAAGAATTCACTAATATATTAACTCTGTTCAATTTTAATTTCGAATCTTATGAATTATTCAAGAGATGGTATGTCGATGGTAGGATGTATTATCATGTGATCATCGATGAAGAGAATCCTAGATTGGGCATCAAAGAACTGCGTTACGTCGATCCCAGAAAGATCCGTAAGATCCGTGAGATCAAGAGGAAATCAAAAAGCGGGATCACTGTCACAAGTACTCAGAGAGAGTATTATGTG